GGAACACTACCAGGCTTAGACGGTAGACGATTATTTATTCGTTCAGAACACGCAGCATTAAATACTTTATTGCAAGGTGCTGGTGCTATCGTGATGAAGAAGGCTCTTGTGATATTTAATAAGTATATTAAGTTGTATGAACTAGATGCACACTTTGTAGCAAACGTGCATGATGAATGGCAGTTAGAAGTAAAAGAAGAAGATGCGGAACTTGTTGGTCAGTTAGGTGTCAGATCAATAGTTAACGCAGGTAGAGCATTGAAGTTAAACTGTCCTTTGGATGGTGAGTATAAAGTAGGTAATAACTGGAAAGAAACACACTAAGGAGAATCTATGGAACCCAGAAAGTCAATTAAGTTACAAACTAAGGTTATGTGGGCTTTTCATAACAAGACAAACGACTTGTCAGAAAAGTATCAGATAGACTTATGTGAATTATCTGAAGGGGCTGTAAAAGCATTACAAGATGAACTAGGAGTTACAGCTAAGAACAAAGAAGATAAAGGTAACTTTATTACTTGTCGTAGTGTTAGACCCTTAAACATTGTAGACCTTGAAGGAAGTTCATTACAAGATGTTGCAATTGGTAATGGTTCTAGTGGTGTAGCCATTGTATCTTCCTATGACTGGAAGAGTAAGATGGGTAAAGGTACATCACCCACATTAAAGAAAATGGTAATAAATGATTTACAGGTGTATGCAGGTGATGTTGAAGACGGTGGTGATGGGGATGTGTTGTAGTGATTGCTCTAGTTGATGGCGATATTCTCACTTACAGAGTAGGCTTTGGTTGTGAGGACTCTAGTGAGAGTATCGCTGTCGCTAAACTAGCGGAGTACTTAGAAGACCTTGTGTTTATTCATGCAAACTGTGAAAAGGCACAAGGTTATCTAACTGGTAGAGGCAACTATAGAGATGATATAGCAGTAACAAAAACGTATAAAGGACACAGGATAGGGATAGCAAAGCCAAAGCATTTTAACCTTATGCGTGAATACATGGAAAAAGCATGGGGTTTTGAAATGCAAGAAGGACAAGAAGCTGATGATGCTATAGGCATAGAAGCATACAAACTAGAACCTAGAGATTATGTTATTTGTTCAATTGATAAAGACTTAGATAACTTGAGAGGTTGGCATTACAACTTTCACAGAAATGAAATGTATAATGTTACAGAAGAAGAAGCTATCAAGAACTTTTATAAACAGTTGTTAACAGGTGACAGAACAGACAATATACCAGGCATCAAGGGTATTGGAGATAAGAAGGCTGATAAGATACTTGATGGATTAGAAGAGGAAGAAGACTTATACAGAGTAGTATTAGAAGAGTATAAATATAATCGTGATTATTTATTAGAACAAGGAAGACTATTATGGATACGGAGAAAAAAGGAAGAACTCTGGATGCTACCAGAGTAACTCTAGTACATTGGAAAGACGCAGTAGCAGATGTTGGATGGGATGATAATATTAAGTCAGAGTTACATGATTGTACTAGTATAGGTTTTATTATTGATGAAACTAAAGACGCTTTGACTCTAGCAAATACTGTATCACAAGACCAGAGTAATTGTAGGATAAACATACCTAAGAAGTGGATACTAAAGCGGAAGGATATTAAACTTGAAGACAAGCAGCAGAAAAGGAAAAGGTCGAAGCCTACAACAATGGGTAAGAGACTTGATAATAGAGAAGTTCAAGTTAACCAGTGATGATGTACGTTCAACATCTATGGGTTGTGGCGGTGAAGATATACAGCTATCACCAGTTGCTAGGAAGAAGCTGAATGTTTCTATTGAATGCAAAAGTAGGGCTAGGGTTGCTGTATACGGCTTCTATGAACAAGCTACAGTTAACTGTCCTAGTGATGCAGAACCAGTTGTTGTGGTTAAGCAAAATAGATGTAGTCCTTTATGTGTGGTTGCTGCTGAACATTATTTTGAACTATTAAGAAAGGCTAATTCTTTTGAAAACTAAAATACACGTTAATCAACACATAATAAAATCGAATCGCAAGAAAGGTCTGAAAGAGCCTGTCTTTACTGTGAAACAAGGAAATAAAAATCGTTATGCGAAGAGAGTTAGTATAGATGGACCTAGTGAATTGGTATACTCGCCAGAAAAACCTTTGTCATGTGGAGCCTATGTATGGATAGAAACAAACTCTACCGTAAGATTGCAGGACGAGAAATCATTCGCAGACTTAAAGAAGTAAAAAGTGAATATAAAATTAAACCATACCCAAAAAGAAAGGAAAATCTTGAAACATTTAATTATACCTGATACACAAGTTAAACCTGGAGTTGAACTAGGTTATCTTGAATGGATTGGAAAATATATAGTTGATAAGAAACCTGATGTTATCGTACAGATTGGTGACTTTGCTGATATGCCATCACTATCTTCTTTTGATATAGGTAAGAAGTCGTTTGAAGGTAGAAGATACAAAGATGATATAGAAGCTGCCAAAGAAGGTATGAACATTTTACTTAACCCTTTGAGGGAATATAATGAAAAACGAAAGAAACAAAAACTCAAGCAATATAGACCCAGAATGGTTCTCACACTTGGCAACCACGAACAAAGAATTGACAGAGCAGTCGAAGGAGACTCTAAACTCGACGGCACTATTGGTACAGATGATCTCAGATACTCAGAGGCTGGTTGGGAGGTGTTTAGTTTCCTTGATACTGTTAGCATTGATGGGATTGTATATAGTCATTACCTTGTAAGTGGTGTTATGGGCAGACCTATTGGCACTGCTTCCGCAATGGTTAACAAGACTCACCAGAGTTGTGTAGTAGGTCACCAGCAGGGCAGACAAGTAGCCTATGGCAAAAGAGCAGATGGTTCTATTATCACTTGTATCATAGCTGGCTCTTGTTACTTACACAATGAGGACTATATGAGTATACAGGGTAATACTCACTGGAGAGGTATCGTGGTGTTACATGACGTACATGATGGTCAGTTTGATGAGATGTTTGTTAGTTTAAAATACTTGAGGAAGAAATATGGATAATTTTATGCAAAAGAACAATAGAGAAGATGATAAGACAGTAGGAGATTATATACAAAGAACTGATCCTCTTTCTAATCTAAATCTCTATGAGAATACAACTAACGACAAAGTTAATCATCCGCCACACTATAACAAAGGTACTATAGAAACGTATGATTACATAGTAGATACACTAGGTAAGTTTGAAGCTATTAGTTATTGTCAAGGTAACATCATCAAATACATTAGCAGAATGTGGCATAAAGATAAACCACTAGAAGATGCTGAGAAAGCTGAATGGTATTTAAAGTCTATGATAGATTTATTAAAAGAAACAAAAGGGAAGAATTGGGGGTAATATGGCATTGACATTAAATGATATCTGTGATAGACTTAAAAACCTTGATGAAGTTTCGTTGCTTGAAGTATTAGATATAGCATCTGAGGACATAGTAGATAGATTTAACGATAGAATAGAAGATAAAGCGGATTTATTAGAAGAGGAGTTAAAAGATTGAATACATACAGTCAGTTTATAGCAAAGAGTCGTTACGCAAGATACTTAGAAGACCAGCAAAGAAGAGAAGATTGGAGTGAGTCTGTTCAAAGATATATAGACTTTATGGTTAATCATCTGGAAGCAGAGCATGGTCACATAGTAGAAACACCAACAAAACTAAAAGTACAAGAAGCAATAGAGAAGCTAGAAGTTATGCCTAGTATGAGGGCTATTATGACTGCTGGTAAGGCACTAGATAGAGACAATACTGCTGGATATAATTGTTCTTATCTTCCTATTGATGATGTTAAGGCATTTGATGAAGCTATGTATATTCTTCTCTGTGGAACAGGTGTAGGGTTCTCTGTAGAACATAAGTACGTTGAGAAGCTACCAGAAGTCCCTGAGAAGCTATTTGAGTCTGAGACTAACATAGTAGTAGCTGATAGCAAAGAAGGCTGGGCAAAGGCTCTTAGACAGCTTATAGCCCTATTGTATAGTGGTGAAGTACCTAAGTATGACTTATCTAAAGTTAGACCATCAGGAGCTAGGTTAAAAACCTTTGGTGGTAGAGCATCAGGATCAGAACCATTGAATCAGTTGTTTCAGTTCACTATCTACAAGTTTAAACAGGCTGCTGGTAGGAAGTTATCATCTATTGATTGCCATGATATACTATGTAAGATTGGTGAAGTAGTAGTTGTAGGTGGTGTTAGAAGGTCAGCTATGATATCACTATCAGACTTAGAAGATGATAAGATGAGAGCCTGTAAGTCTGGTGCCTGGTGGGAATACAATCCACAGAGAGCATTGGCTAACAACTCTGCTATGTACGATGAGAAGCCTGATATGAGCCAGTTTATGAAGGAATGGTCTAGCTTGTATGAGAGTAAGTCAGGTGAGCGTGGTATCTTCAGTAGAGCAGCATCAAAGAGACAAGCTGATAAGAATGGTAGAAGAGATATCAATTATGACTTTGGTACAAACCCTTGTAGTGAAATTATACTTAGACCATACCAGTTCTGTAATCTAACTGAGGTAGTAGTCAGAGCAGAAGATACACCTGCTGATATAGCAGACAAAGTAGAGATAGCAACAATACTAGGTACATGGCAGTCTACACTTACTAAGTTTCCATACTTGCGTAAGGTATGGCAGAAGAACACAGAAGAAGAGAGACTGCTAGGAGTGTCTTTGACAGGCATCCTGGATAACAAA